CGACACTTATACGGATCGTTGATCTCATTTTTGTATAGTAGTCCCCCAAGATAGGCAGTAATGCTGAGTCTTGGGGGTACTATGCTCACTCGCAACTCTTCTTGCCGGATTGTTTATCTCCTCCGGTGAGCAGCGTTAGCTGCGAGAGTGAGCATCTGGGCGAAGCCTAGTGCGAACGGCAACACGAAGCAAGATCACTAGTGAAGGGGAATATCACTAGAGAGTAAGAACTTGGACTTGGATTAAGAACAGATAATCCAGAGTATAGCCAACTCAAACGTGTTAAGCTGCATCTCTTGCGCGTTCACCAGGCTTAAGCACCACTTAAGCGCGATATGCAGAACATAACCTGCACTTAACGCGAACATAAGCGACTTAAGCTTACTCTTAAGCTGCTCAAGCTTGTCATATACCGCCAACTTGTCCTTAAGCGTCATCTTATGCATAGCGTTTTGTTCTTAACCCAAATACGTTGACCCTGACGAAAGTTGACGCCCTTCATACCGACAAACACCATATCCTCGACGTCTGTGCGTACCCACCGCTTGTTCGGATACAAGTACACGATCCTCTGCTCCATAGACTCGTTATGTATCGGGATGTAACGAGGTTCCGTAACAGGTGACTCTGGTGTCACTGGTGTAGGCTCGTCCACCGGCTGCTCCTGCTCGGCCACTTCACCTGGCAACGTACCATCAAGCAGGTTGCTGCGGTAGATACGACGAATACCCTTGAAGGCCTTACGCTCGATGTAGTCCTCGTCGAGCTTGTACGACAATGGTCGATATGCGCTCCCTAGATGCGCCTTAACAGTCTTTTCGCTTAGTGTGTACTTGGTCATAGTACTAGCGACGGTACAGAAAAAGAAGCGGCAGCGCAAGCTTACGCCCAACAAGGGCCAGCTAACCGGGCGCCCGCTCGACGTGTACCCCCACAGAAACACGTCTATTGCTCCCAGCGGCACAGCATGTACACACGCTGCCACGAGCACGGTAGGCCAAGCTACAGGTGTAGGGCAAGTGCGAAGGGGGCCAGTTGGCGAAAAAAAATCTGAGGGGGGCTATGCGTCGCCGTCGCCGTCGCCGGGCGCCATCGAACCCCCTCCGCCCCTGTCGCTGGTTTCTCAGAGTAAAAACCCCATTCCATATGACCTGTGTTGTATTGTGTTATGTCCAACCTGCTCAACCGCAGCAGCTTGCAAGGGCGGGTCAAACGTAGGCTGTCGGAATGGTCCGTTTGGTGCTCGGTGAGGTCGCTTTTGACGGGCTGGAACGAGCTGCGCAGCGTGTGCCGGGCGAGTCGTGCGTGGGCGCGCGGTGATTGTATACAATCCAAGGGGCGTAACGCATTTCATACCCTACCACAGCACTAAGGTATTCACCATTTCCTTCGTGTACGAACTAATTCCGCCGCTCTCGCTTCACCCTCGCTTCACCGCACGCACGCACGCATTCCGCACCACGTACCACGGTCGCGCCTCTCGCGCATCACCGGACAGCACGCACGCACCAGGACGCACGCTTTTCTTTGCACGTTGTCTCTTTTGTGTTGCGTACTTATGCGGAGCACCGTACTTTTGCACCCGTATGACAAACCAATCAGCAATCCGCACCAAAGCACACGCACAAGCACAGCTAAATGAAGTACTTAGCTGGACAGATAACAACCCAATGAAAAAGCACTTACTCCCAATATTGCAGAGCGAAGTCGCTCGTTTTGAGCAGCTTGAAGCTTCCACAGCACGCGCAGCTGCATCCAAAGCAAAGCACGAAGCTAAGTGTGCAGCATACAACGCTTTACCTTTCTTTCGCCATCTTTTCGCAACCAATCCAGCAGTATAACCAACCTTAACCACACTACAAAATGCTAAAAACCGACAAACTTCACACCATCCACGAGGGCTCTAAGTCCTTCACGTTCATACTTCACACTAACACGTTGCGCTACATGCACCGTGGTGTATTTCATCCGTATGGTCGCAAGTGCGCCTTTCACCTGACGTTCACCACGCCAACAGGCACACGATTGCGTAAGTACTTCAGCGACATCGGTACAACCGATCGCGCAGCATTTTCAAACGCTCTCCGTCACCTTCGTTGCTTTGCTCAAGATTAACCCAACAAACCAACCCAACCCTATGAACCCAAACGAAATGAATGCACTTGAGTATGCGGGCTATGTCCGCCTTTGCCTTTTCCTTCTTATGGGCGGCTGCACGCTTATCCTCGCATGTTTCGCAGTCTCAATACATTTCGACTACCGCAAAGCAAACCGCAAGTAAAACTCAGCAACCTAACACACTACAAAAAACACACTTATGAACGCACCAGCTAAACACTGCCTTCACACACTCGGCCGCGGCTTTTACCGTACCGCACACCTACTCGGGTTAACCTTGCCAAGCGGCTTTCGGCGTCGCGAATTACTTGGAATCAGTAATGATGCGAAAACCGTGAAGGGTGAATCCTTCGGCTTCCTTACCGGGATTCTCTACCTTTCCCCTTTGGATCTAGGCGGCTTCGGAAACGTGTGTCCATTCGCATCGCCAGGTTGTTCGGCCGATTGCCTTAATTCGGCCGGCCGTGGCGCTTTCAATTCGGTACAAAAGGCCCGGCGCGCCAAAACCGCCCTTTTCTTCAAAGCAAACGCAACCTTCCTTTGTAACCTGGCGCTTGATATTCACGCTCTGCAGTTGAAAGCGCTTAATCTCGGGCTGCGGCCGGTAGTACGTCTAAACGGGACCAGTGATATTGCCTGGGAAAAGCTGAAGCTGAACAACCTTAATTTGATGGAATTGTTTCCACGGGTTGCGTTCTATGATTACACAAAGAACCCGAAGCGCGCGCTTGATAATGCGGCCGGGAAACACCCGAAAAATTACCGCCTGGTTTTCTCGCGCTCCGAAACAAACGAAGCCGATTGCAAGCGGGTTCTCGAGGCTCGCGGAAACGTGGCCGTCGTGTTTCGGAAAACACTTCCGAAGCGATACCTAGGAAAACGGGTTATCGTCGGAGATGAATCCGACCTCCGTTTTTTGGATCCGAAGGGTTGCGTAGTAGGATTAACCGCCAAAGGCAAAGCAAAGCGCTCCGAGTCCGGCTTCGTTGTTTCCATCTAATCTTATGAAAACATTCTCTCTCACTACCGCCCTTTGCCGGCTTTACCCTATTGTAGCGCGCCTGCACGTGTCCGACACCTATACTAGCGCTTTCCGGTACGTTAGGAGCCGATTTAAACCCGCGGCTTGGAAAGCGCTTTCCCGAGTTGATAAACGCACGCTCTATATTGCCACCGTGCGGCTTCACTTAGAAAACCGCGCGCTATACCGCAATGTAATGCGCGGTATTGTTTAACCTGATCACCAAAGACCCCTAGGTTCGCGCCTAGGGGCTTTTCTTTGCCCTAATATATGACCTACCACGACATAGCAGCATGCCCGCTTCTTTGGGCCGAACATACCGACGACGAGCCATTCGCCGGAACACTAGCAGAGCGGATCGAGTATCTCGAAACGCTGTTCCACTACGAAGCGCAGGATAACAACTAACCCTAACCCAACCCAACCCAACCTATGAAAGACAAAGCACTGCTCTACAAAGTCGAAAACACCTGGACACTCGAATGCCTGTGGCCAAGGCAACTCATTCGGCGCTTCACCTCGGCCAAGGAGGCCCGCTTATGGGCAAACCAGCGCCATATTACCGTGAGCCGCGTGCCGGACTGCGACAGCTAATTCCTTCCCACTCCGCGCACCTCACGCGCAACCCTGCGCAGACTCGCCAGCAACGTTGCCAGTTGCTTGGCCAACCTTACCTCACGCCCATGCGCTGACTCATACATGCTCCGCCATTTCGCGGCCTCACTCGCATAGAACTCCGCCTCATCCTCTAGCGTTGCGCAGTGCTGGCACATTGCAAGTCGCTCTCTAGCAACGCGATCCGAACGTGTTGCGCTTGGATGATGCGCCAATACCGCTCGGTAAGATCGCGCAGGTCGTGTACCTCATTGGCTAGGTCAATCCCGCTCGGTAAAACCAAATTTGAATTTTGAATTTGAGATTTGATTTTGAAATTTGAAATTTGATTTTCAATTTCGGATTTGGAATTTGAAATTTGATCTTTGAAATCCACCTTGAAATTTAGAAGTTGAATGTCTGATTTGCAAGGTAGACCGGCCATCGCATCACTCGTTTTCAATCGTTCCAACATGATCGTCAGGGGCTTTCGGCGGCTTAAGGGCCGCCATGAAAGCGGCAGAGATGTCGTTGTTCGTGTGCAGATGCACATGTTGGTGCAACTGATCCGGGACCTTGTTCTTCTCTAGGTTAGCATACTTGTCCAGCGTGATCCCTAGGGCCAGCACAGCGTCCTTCGCGCTCATCTCCGGCATAAGCTCCATGACCCGCTGGGCAGCGCCGTCGATCACCGATTGTAGCTTGGCCTTCAAGTTCGTGTTGAAGTACGCATTCCTGAACTGGCTATCCATGTCCAGCGCCGACACCTTGATCTCGTCCACACTCCGCTCGCTGATACCGAGCTGCATGGCGATGGCTCGGCTGTGCTGCCCTGTCACGAATAGATCGAGCACCTTCTTCTGTATCTCTGGTGGAATGCCGGCCAAGGCGCCCTGTCCGTTCACCTTCTCCATGACTACGCCTGGCACATGCTTCTCTATCTTCACGCCAGAAAGCCCGGCTAGTTGCCTAGCACGGGACTCTGGTGACCGATAGACTGCGTTGCGCTTCTTGCGCTTGGGGTTGTCGCTCATTCTCGTTCGCTCATAAACGACAGATCTTCCGCCGTGATACCGTGAATCTCACCGAATGCGCTCTCCTTGATGGCCTGAAGCTGCATGTAGTAATGATCTGCTTTGAGCGCGATGCGAAGCTGGATGTCAGCTTCAATTTCACGTTCCTTTTTCAAAATTTGAATTTCGGATTTCAATCTTGAAATTTCCTCCTCGGCCTGAAGGAGTAGCATCTCCGTAGCGATCGCGTGTTCTGGTGTCATTTTTGTTTAATATACTCTACTCCTGCTGCGTCGAGAAGCGCATACAACCGCAGCGCCTCCCGTTTCCATGATGTCTTCACCGGCGGCACCGGCACGCCAGCAAGCTCCTTCAGTTTATTTATCGTGCCAGCACCAATACCATACACGCTTTTAGGCGTCGTAAACGACCAGCGTAAGTCCTGCATGTTGCTGATGTTGAGCAACTCAATGTACCGCGCCATCTTGAAATCAAGGGGCGCGATCTTGCACCGAGCTTCAACCCGGCGTATCCATAACTGACGCCTATTCATTGCTGCCATATTTCTTAAGTTCGTGTAGTAGTATGTGCTTGAACGTCTCGCTGCCATCGTTGACCAGCGTGAAGTCTGGGTTGATCCGCTCCTGCTCGGTCTCGGACACATGATCCATTGGATCTACGCCAAACCGCCTGACACGGATGACGATGCCGCCATGTTCATGGATAGCCGCAGCCTCGTTCAGAAAGCGCACGTCGTCGATGACAAGCTGTCTATCCGGCGGCATAAAGCTCACCCACAACTGCGGATTATACGCCCGGCCTGCCATGCCCAGGTCTTGCAAGAACTTGCGCCCACGCTCGTTCTTCTTGCCGTCCCAGCCCATGTAACAGCCAGCAAGCCGCTTGATCTCGTAAGCAAACGAGAACAGCCGATAGGCAGGGTAGCAATCCTGAACAACCGAAGCTGCGTAACTTTTGCCTGAGCCGGACAGCCCGGTGAAACCGATGATCTTTGTGCGGAGGATCATTTTCCCTCCTTCGTTGTCAACTTATACGCCTGCGCCAACACAAGGTCAGCGTCTAGCAGTGCAGCCCGGTCATTGGCAAACGCCGAGTGAGCATTATAGTGCTTGAGCAGGCAATGCTTGAGCTGCTCGATAGCCGATGCAGCTTGGACCAAAACGTGCCGGTACATGATTAGTTCATTTGCGTCCATTAGTTGTACTTGTGCCACTTGTTGTTTTGATTTACGCCCATCCGGCGAAGAGCGGTTCTTTCCTCGTACCCGATGCTGATAAGCGCATCAACCATCTCCTCGTCAGTAGGACACACTTCCTTGCGAAAAGTGGAAGGATGTGCGCGGAGCCACATGTCTAGCTCAGGCCACCGTGTGGGCACCGTCTTGTCCGCGAAGTAGTCCCACCACACGATCTGTGCTACAAACACCTGCATCCGTGTTGGCAGCTCCATGATCCGTGACTTCCAGTCCCGTGGATCTACCGTCCGCAATTTGGCTACCCAGCCGTTCGATTGTCTCTGTCTTTGTTTGATTCTCATCTTTTAGTCGTTTGTTTTCTGTTGTTAGTACATGGATCTTCTCCATGAGGTTGTCGATTAATTGAGCACTCATTCTCTGTCGAGGATAAAGCTCAGCGCCAAAGCTATGATGCTCAAGATAGCAATAGCAACCTGAATTTTAGGTGGGTTCTTCATTTTTCTTTGCGTCGCAGTCTTCGCAGATCCAGTCACCAAACAAATCTTGCGTCAGCCAGATGCCGCACTCGGGGCATGTGGGCAGCTCTGCCAGTGGATCGCTATCACCGGGGTAACCTGTGCTGATCATTTGCTGTCCTCCCATTTGTCTAGCGTCTTCAGAAACACCTCTGCTCGCTCACGGGCAGTAGAAAAAATATCTGGACACAACCAATGCCTATACTCGTCACGCTGCTTTTGGGTTAATACTTTCTCCGCCTCATGCATAGCGTTGAGGTCGTTAACGTAGTCCGGCAGGTCTGGACGCAACTCTGCGCCGTTGTCGAAGCCCTTATAAAAGCCAGATCCGCCTTCAATCGCAAGGTCACGCCAACCACACGCTTTCGCAATCGCCGCGTTAATTTGATCGTCGGTCATGGCTCCAACTCCCGTTCAAGATATTCTTTCGCTATTCGCAAACCCATCAAGATGCGAGAGATGTCCGTAAGTTTGATCTCCTGGTTGCGAAGATCGTTTGAGATTCTCTCAATATCAACAATCACACTCTCGATCTCTTTTTTTGTTGGTGTCATTTTCCCCTCCATTCTTGCATGGCTGACACAGCAAACGCTGCACTGGCCCAAAATAGGATGAGCAATACAATGGCCTCCCATAGCTCTTCAGCAAAATACGCGATGGCCAGTCCGTCAAAGACGGCAAGGGTAGCAAAACCCCACAAGTACGGGATGGCTTTGTTGGAGTTGTCAGGTTCTAGTTTCATGTAACTTTGGTAGTGTTTATTCATTGTGGAATGTAGCGGTTTTGCCTGTAAAGCGTAAGTTTGCACTGACGCCACACGGGCCGTTTCGTTGTATCGGTATGCCAACCTCACGAAACTCTGCGTCATCGGAGAGCTTCACAACCATCACGGCTGTAGCGTCTTGCCCGATTGCGCGACTTTCGCGAGCTTTACCCTGTTCATTTAGTTGCGTAATGCTGATCACAAGGCAACCTAATTCGATGCCAAGCAGCCGCAAGCTCCGGCTCACCTCAGCCACTTCACGCTCACGGCTACTGTCCTTGCCAAGGTCACAGCGGACAAGCTGGATGTAATCAACAAACAGCACGCCGAGGCCGTCCGGGGACTTCGCCATAGCCCGTGCAGTGGCGCAGATGTTGGCGATGTCATAGAGATCGTCGCGTACCACCAGACGGCTGTTGTTAAGCTTCTGGATGGCGCTGTGGACGCCTCTGATGTCACGCTCATGCTTAGCGCCTTCAGCGAGCGCACGCAGGCTGACGTTGCCTAGCCGAGCAACGAGACGGTCGATGATCTGGTTGGCTGGCATCTCAAGCGAGATGACGAGTATTCCTTTGTTCATTTAGTAATGTGGTAAAAGCTAACGCTGCTGTGGCTGGAACTACTCCGTTTCCGAGGAGCCGCAACTCGTCTGTGCGATTGTCACAGGTGACGTACAACTCGGCATCGTCCAGCCTATCGGCAGTCCGAGCAATGCATCGACCCAGCGTGGGTTGAGTTTGCCTGCTTGCGTCCTCTCCACCATCGGAGTCAGCTCCTTGTAGTCCCGATCCTCCTTGCCCCTGCCGCTCTTGTGGTCGCGAGCCGTTGGCGTTCCCCACGACTCTTGGCGGCTCCCATGCGTACTGTGGCTGTCCGGGGCGGGAGGGCCACATTCCAATTGTTGCTTCACAATTGAATCCAAACTTGGACTGTTGCGCCTTCGTTCGCTCGCACAATCCTGCCCCTGCCTGACTCTTATCGTGGGCCATAATGAACACTCGCTTGCGTTGGTGCGGCGCACCGCATTCAGCCGCGCTGAATATGCCCCACGTCGTTCGATAACCCATTCCTGCCAAGTCTTCGATAACGTCGGACAGCCCCAACGAAATATGTCCTTCGACGTTTTCAAAGAAACATAGTTTTGGTCGCATTGCAGCAATTCCATCTGCAATCCATGGCCACAAGTGTCTTGGGTCGTCTTTTCCGGCTCGCTTTCCTGCTGCACTGAAAGGTTGACAGGGGTAACCGCCAGTAAGGATGTCCACTCGATCTCGAAAGCTTTCCCAAGGGAAGGTTTTAAGATCCGTCCAAACAGGTGCTGCGTCCATGAGTCCCGCTTCCATTTTGGCAACCAAGTTCGCAATGGCGAAGGCTTCGATCTCACAAAGAGCGACTGAGCGCAAAGCTGGGAGGACTCGTTTAAGTCCAAGTTCAATCCCTCCGTACCCTGCACAGAGGCCAATGTGTGTAATTGTTTCGGCAGTATCCACATTAGCGCATTCCATTGCCTGGCCTTGCAGACGTGTGACTGTGTTGTCCCGTGTACGGTTCGAGCAGATACTTCACCTCGATAAGATCCGTCGATTGATTCTCTGGCAGAAGCATAAGCGCCTCCATCTTCGAGCCTAGTGCGTCTTTCGGGCCGACACAGACGATGTCCTGCGTCTTCTTTGGGCGTGGAAGCTCCACGTTTTGCAGCACGTTAGTGCGGCGGATCAGTACCCAGTCGCTCATGCTTCCTCCCATCTACGTGGCAACATCACGCGCATCGTTGGTGGACCGGGCCACACGTCTTGATCGAGGCACAGCTTGTACTGCGACAACGTCACGTCGAGCTGCTGGTTAGCAATGTCGATAAGTTCAGTAGACGCCTTTACCCACTGCGACAGATGGGGCGCTTGCATATCGACAACTAAAAAGTAGAAGTCAATGTGTTCTTGGCCGGTGATCTGTTCGAGGCCGTAGGTGTACCAAGCGGCCTGCTTATCGTAGCCGAAGCCGAAGAACTTGTGGTCGAATTTCGAGAAGTCGCTAGTCGTCTTTAGATCCACGATGGCTGGCCTGCCCTTGATCTCGGTAATCATGTCCGGCCGGCCCTTGCATTGCACACCGTCACGTTCCCAGAACAGCGACGCTTCGATAATTTTTGCTGCTGTCACCATCTGAAGTAGCGGCTCCACTGCCGCACAGGCGCCTTCCACACGCGCCCCTTCGTCTTCGTTAAGGATGACCTTGCCAATGTTCTCTTGGCAAAAGTTCTCCCACGTCAGCTTGCCTTCCTTGGTGCGGCGATCGCACGCTGGAGCAATGGCATATTCACAGCGCCCCTCAAGAGCGAGGCTGTGCACAAGCGTGCCAAGCTCCATCTCGCGGGACGGCTTCCACTCTTGACGTTCTTTCCACTTGTAGTACGCCGGGCAGACTGCGAACGAATCAAGGCTGTGCTTCGATAGACCGTGCATTCCACGGTACGTTGTCATCTCTAGGTTTTGTAGTAGTTCTGTTTTCATTTTGTTATGGGTTGATTTCAAGCGCCCCGCAGCCGACGATCTTGCCAGCTCCGTCACGGATGAGTTTTGTTGGACTAGCCAAATCTGTCCTGTTGGGTAGTGCAGTACGCACATAGCCAGGAACGATGTAAAGGATGCCCTTCACAGGGTCAGGCAGGTTGCTCACCTTGGCGTCTTTACAGCACATGATGGGGACACCATCAACGTCTGCCACTTTGCTCAGGTGTGAGTGTACTTTAACCGAGTAACCGCTCGGCTCGATCACGCCATACCCAGTAATATGGATATCGTGAGGGGTAAGGTTTACGAGTTTATTCATTTATTAGATTTGCAATTATGTTGAGTGCCAGCATGGTTTTGCCAGATTTGGTTTCGCCACCGATGACAACAAAGTCACCAAAGCGTATCGGGCAGATGTTGTCGATAGCAGAATAGCCAGTTTTTATCCGCATGGACTCGTCATCACCTGTCTCGTAGCGTGTCAGTGCGTTGAGCAAGAGCGACTTAGTATCCATTACCTTTGGCGGAGCAAGTTCACGGGACAGTCCCTCGACCTTCATCACGACGTCGCTAAGTAGCTCTGGCGTCTGCACGGTGGCGTCGCTAATAGCCATAAGCGTCTCGTAGGCGACATGCTGCAAGGTGCGGCGCTTGGCTGTATTCTTGACTATGTCTACGAGGTCGCCTATCGCACCGGCGATTGGCATGAGCGTGTAGAGGTCGCTGAGTTGGTGGAACTCGGTCGCTGGTAGCGTCTCGCGGCACTTCTCAAAGATCACGCGGATCTCGGATGAAGCGTTGCGGGACTGCTGCTGCAAGATAATCTCGCACACCCGGTGACTGAGCGGGTCGAAGATGTCGCTCACCTTGAAGTTCTTCTCGCTTATGTGGTGCAGAAACACCTCGGGATGATTCAGCGCAATCGACGCTATGCCGCGCTCGGCCTCCAGTGCAGTTGGCACCACCGTGTCGGGTGGTAGCTCCACCGGCCTGCGCCTACCAGCTTTCTTGTGTTCCATTTGTAGACATCAAACTATCGCGCTTGAGTAAGGTTTTGATCGGTGTACGCACCATCGATGATGCACGGGAGAGCCAACCGTTCAGGAAGCGCCCCATGCCGCGTGGCGTCTTGCGTCTTGCAGGGTCAGCTTCGAGCCAAGCGTGGGCCTTGAGCAGCTCTTGCTCGACGGTCTTCTCTCCGTAGATGATAACGAGGTCTTTCATCAAGCCCGGTGGCACCTGCCAGTCCTTCCCATCTTGAGTTTGAAACGTCATGTTATACATGCTCATCGTCCTGCCTACCTCGGGATCTTTGCAGAGATCGTCGATAAGCTCGTTAACGGAAGTGTACCGCTTGCCAGACGACTTAAGCTCTTTGTTTGTGACTATGCACATGGCATCCGCCAAGTCCTGCGCAGGCTGTACCGGCTCGGGTGTCACAGGTGACTCTGATTTGCTGATGAGTTGCGCTGGCTCCTCAAGGGGGACGATAAGCTCAACCTTGGTTCCTGACGTGTATGTTATATTAATGCTGATGTTCATAAAGTGTGCGCGTTGTGCAGTCGCGCCCCTGCTTGGTGCAGAATTATTCGAACTCTTCCTCGTTTGTCGTCTCTCGCTTTTGCCAAACCTTATGAAGCGTTGTTAAGGCAAACTCTAGTGCCTCTGCAAAAACCCGGCACTCTGCGTCTCCTCCAAAAACAATTTCAATAGATTCCACATGCTGTAGTTCTGGAGATGTGTCCGTTCTGACATTCATGTCTCCACTATCACACAGCAAACGCAAAACAGTTCTTCCGCCATGCCCGGAATCCCCGCCCTGTGGACAGTTTGTTCCAATTGAAACTGTTAATGTGGCAAAGTCTTCAAATGTCTTCGTATGTAATTTAACCTTTGGCATATTTTTATTTTAGTTGGTCTAGTCTCTCCCAGTGTCACGCCTGACTGGCAACTGGCGTTCGATCTGTACTAGTATTCGTGCGGGACAGTCACACTCACCACTCATCGACCGAGATCTCTCAGTCCTTGCTCGCCGGAAACCAGCGGGGCAGGTGTCGCAAAGATATCCATGCCATCCCTAAGTAACTTGAAGAACAGTTCGCTGCTCATCGTCACTAGCCAAGGAGTACGGTTCTTCTTGTGAGCCACGATCCACGCCTTACCAGCACCGTCACGCTCGGCCTGTTCGGTAGCCTTAATAAGGTTGAGGTTCTCGACGAACTTCACCTCTTGGTGTAGTGCTGCAAGCTCCTCACAGATCACATCTGGCGAGTCCGTCCCTCCGGCGAACTGCTGGCCACGCCTTGCGGTGAAGCCAGCAGCCCGAAGTTCGTCGCGCCACATGCGCTCTCCTCGGCAGCCTTTAGCCCTGCTGTTTATTGGCATCGCGTTTGGCCTGTAACCAAGCGTTAACCTCAGCCACATCAAATCGCAGGCAGCGTGCGCTGATCCTGTGGTGAGGGATCTTGTTCTCGCGTGCCCACTTCAGGATAGTCTGAAGCGTGACGCCGCACAGTGTCGCAATTTCGCGTGCCTTTACCATTTTAAGTCATCCTCCTCTAACTCGACTTCTTCCTTCTTTGCTGCCGGCTTGGTCTGCGCTGAGGGGAATGCCTTAGCAAACCCAGCACGATCTGCGGAGATAAACAAGCTGGTAGCGATAGCCTGAAGCTGCTCGGGCGTCACCTGTGCCTGACCGCCAACCCACTCAGCAGCTTTGATGGCTTCAGCCATGAGCTGCGCCGCTTGAAAGAGCGCACGCTTGGCGTCTGCTACGGTGAGTGACACAGGCGACGAGGCCTGCACAGGCTTGCGTGGGCCTGCTGCGGCTACGGCTGCACCAGCATCATCAATGATTGCACATTGGTCGGTGATCTTGAGTTCGTTCTCACCGGAGTGTGTGCTGTGCTTGACTGAGATGCCCTGGAGCCCCTTCTTGCCAGCCTGTGACTTAAGGGTCACCATCTGGCCCTTGAGGTCACCCATCTCGTCTGGCACCCAGAACGATGCCCGGCACTCGCCGGTGCTGTCTTGAAGGATCGCGTTCTGTACCCGCCAAGGGCCAAACTTACCTTCACCAGTTTTAGGCGGGAACGTCGCTTTGATCGTCACCCGCATTTCTCCGATGACGCTGCCATCGGCCAAGTTCTGAATGTCGCTAATTTGTGCTACTTTCATTTTTGTTGTGTTTCATCGATGAACCATTCACCGAATGCCTAGCAAAGTATACGTTGGTCTACTACGCGCAACTACTTTTTTGATTTTATTTCGTCGTCGTCATCCTCGTCATCGTCATCATCCTCATCCCCACACTCTTCTATCCACGAGTGCTCCAGCACGCGCTCCTTGTGCATGAGGTTGATGTGCATGTCCCGGGCGAAACGATTGCCCCAGCCGCTCTCGTAGCGGTTCGTATTGTCCGAATCTTTCTCGTCCTGCGCTTGTACGAGGATCTCGCCACACTCAAAGTGTTCAGAGAGAATGTCCTTTGCACGCTGGATGATGGCTTGTCGCTCTTGTTCTTCAGGGCTCATAGCTTGTAGTGTACGGTGGGGAGAATCCTGCCGTCACTTGTCTTGTGGTAAAACTTTTGCTGTACAGCTTTCTTTTGAGCAAGGATGTTCCGTGTAGCGGTTCTGCCAATTCCAAGCCGTTGAGCAATTTGTGAGAGTGTATACCACCCCGGAGGTGCGGGTTGAATCTCTAGGTTCTGCGCAAGTTGCGAGAGCCAGTCCCCTTCTACAGGGGCAGCTTGAAGCTTCCGTCCTTTAGTTCTTTTGTCAGCCATATAATTGTCTCGTTGTCAGTATATTCGCCCCACGCCCAGCCTCTACTCCAAGCGGTGGTTGCAATTCTATTCTCCGCATAGCCAGCCATTTCGGGATCTCCAAGCCACCCAACAGAGTAGCCAGTGACACCTTTAATGCGCCGACCTTCAGCGATTTGTACACGGTGGATGTGCCCCATGACAAGCTTGGTGTACTTGCCGTGACACATACGCTCGGCAGAATCACGCAAGGCGTTCTCGCTGTGCAGATATCCATGCTGGAAGAGCGCGTCACCCAAGCCAACGAAGCCGGTCTTGAGCTTGTAGTCGTAGACCTTGCATTTGATCGACTTGGCTCGATCGTGGATCTGGTGATAGACGCGAGTTGCGAGTGCTGAGATGATCGCTTTAGGATGGCTCATCAGCGTAACAAGCCGGGCTTCATGGTTGCCAAGCAGATAGTGCTGTGGACGAAGCGCGGAGATGAACGCTAGGCCATCGTTTAGGTCAGCCTCCGGGTCAACCGTAGCGTCGTGACTGTCATTGGTGATCGCGCCACTACGCAAGCACGTCATGTCGATGGCATCACCAAGATGCAGCGCCGTGTCCGGCTTCCATCGGTCACGAAAGCGAAGTACCTCCTTGAGTACAGCCTGATCGGCCATGAAGCCGTGGCTGCATGATACTGCAAGGAAGCGTTTCCACTTCCGTGTTATGTTCGCCATAGGCTATTTGCGCTTGGCAGCAGCAGCCTTCTTCGCAGCCTCACGCTGGACGCTGTACGCAATTGCAACGGCCTGCTTCTGTGGCTTACCAGCGCCGATCTCGCGCTTAAGGTTCTCGGTGAAAGCTTTGTCTGATGCGGATTTCTTTAGTGGCATAAGTTATTTGGCCTGCTTGAGTTCTCGCTTGATTCTAGTAACAATTTCTTTGTTGGCTTTATCTCTTGCCTCTTGCTCAGAAGCAAAAACGCCAACAAGCCTACCACTGCCGTCAAACAGCTTGTGTGACGCATTATCTTTACTGACAATCTTCATGCCATTAACCGGGTCAGAAAGCACATAACCATTGCCAAGAGCTTCTCTGCTACTTGCCTGCTGCATGAATGCCACCGGCATCTTCTTCCGCTCAATCTCGCTAACGGCCTGCTGCTGTGCAGAAGCCTGCACGGCCTGAGTAATGCGTTTGGATATAGCAAATTCTTCAGGTGAACCAGCGGAGAACCTTGACATTTGAAGCAGCAACTTACGAACGCCTGGGGTTTCGTACAAGCGGCCAAACCCATAAGTTCCTACTGCCGCAACCGCTGAACCAATAAGTCCAAGAAAATTTCCAGCACCACCAAGAAGTAGGGGTATTAAATTTCTTTGCCCCGTAGCTGGGTCGTAATTAAATTCACCAGCTCTTTCGGTAAGGTTAAAATGGCGAATTGTTGCATCAAGCACATCCTTATCTGCGCCTTTAAAAAACACACTCGTTTGCTTGTCTGCCCTTCCAAGATTTGCACGAAACTTTGCAATAGAAAGTTGTTTTGTTTTGTCATCTAAAGACCTGCTGGCTATGTCTTCAAGAATTGCTGCGCGTGCGTTGGCTCTTCCTGCGGTGTCAAGATTCCTGTTTAATAGTTCAAGTTCACTTTTTCTTTTGCTGAGTAATAAATTTCCAGCAAGTTCTGGAGTTACAGTTCCTTTATTTAACGCAGCCTTAAGTGCAGAATTTTGCAACTCTTTATAGGCGTCATGCAGCACTGTGTTGGCAGCAGTCCATCCGGCCCTATCCATCCCTTGAGCTTGAATAAAATCGCCAAGATCTTCTCTTATTGCCGAATAGACATTTTTTGTTAAAGGGCTGGCGTCAGTTTTAATAGCCGCCAACGCTGGATCTTCCAGCATGTCTCCAACAAGACGCAAGTTTCCTGCTACTTGAGATGCATTTTTGCCTTGAATTTGCAGCTTAGTATTTTCAAGTTGTGAAATTACTTTTCCATAAGAAACAGGATCAATTCCTGTTAATTTGTTTATAGCATCATCTATAGCGGCAATAGACTTTGGTGTTGGAACAGCAACTCCAGTGCGGTCTACAGCAGAAAGAATGCTTTTAACAAAATCCGTGTTGGTTTTAATTTCGAGTGCTCTAGTTGCTCTTAAACTAGCAGCCACATCATTGATTGCATCTCCACCTACGCTTGCTCCAAAGTTGCCAAGTGTATCTTGAATTAATTTTACGTTTTCGTCAGCTTGCCTAACCAACGCTGCCCTGCCGCCAACAGCTTCACGAATATCTTGTAGTCGCTTAGAAATTGGCCCACCAGGACGAATTACATCCGATGTGCGCACAAGTCTTCCTGCCGCTTCAGCATCTGCAACTGCTTGTGCAGTTTCAGCGGCAGTCATGCCTGCTACTGCTGGAGTTGAAAGTGGCGCTCGATTAAGTCCTGCAAGTTTACTGCCAGTCATTCCGCCTGCAACGCCACCAACTAAAGCTGCGGCAATCTGTCCCCCTGTGCCTGCTCCGAGCTCTTCTGCGCCGTACCGAGCAAGTTCAGCCGTGGCTCCGCCAGCAGCAGCAGCAGAAAGCTGTTGTAGTGGCTTTTCTGCTAACACAGTGCCAATCTTGCGAGCAGTTGCGGATGCGGCTCCTTTAAGTAGAGCGCCAATTCCAATGGTAGCAGCCGTTGATGCCACAACACTGCCAACGGATTCTGCAACTCGACCAGCCTCGGTGCTGGTTGGATCAATGCCAAGTTGAGTAAAAAGTTCGCCAAAGAGTTCCGTGGGCGTCTTAAGATTAGCGCCCAAGAAGTGGTTTAGACCAAGCACTAGTGGGTCACCAATAAGCTGGCCTGCTGCTACTGCTGTAGCGCCCATTGCCGCTCCACCAGGAATAGGACTAACCAACCCAGCAGCAGCACCCATAGCAACCGGTCCCATCCCGCGAGCAAGTCCTCGGGCAACGTCGCCGGTCATGCTGGCAGGCTCTTGAGCAGGCTGACGAGAGCTTTTGGCGTACTGGTTTACAGCCTGAGTGATTTGCTCGGCAGTTGCTTGGTCTGGAAACTCCAGTATTGTGCCGTCAGGCAGTACAGCTTCTTGTGGCATAATTAGTCTTGTATCGGCATCAGTTTGCCTGACTTGTCCATTTCAAATCGAATACGCTTTACCCCTGGCTTTACTGGAGTTGTAGCTTGTGGTTGAGCCTGCTTTCCAAGCTCCGCCTCAATGTCAGACTTAAACAAATCCAATCGCTTTAAGCCAGTGTTAGACGCAACCCACTTAGGAGAAGATTGAGTTTCAAATTGATCAAGTATTGAGTTCCTTGAAGATGCAATTGAATTATAAATTCCCTTTGCTTTTGATATGTAACTATCTGGATTTACATCAAAGCTATTTTTGATACTTGGGTCATTCAGGTATTTTACCAAAGAATTTAATCCAACATCCATGCGGTTCGCAGTCGTCCATCTGGTGTAGTTCTGCATCTCTGGAGCACCTAGCAAGAACTCACCCATCTGCATTGCGTCGCTTCCGCCAGATGCAGCAGATTGAAGCAGCTTTGGAATAATAGTCTGAAGCCGATCAATTTTGTCTGTCTTGTCTTGAATCTTTTCAGCAGCAACCAACTCATTCTTAATGTTGTTAATCATTAAGTCATTTCTACGAATTGCCGGCAGTGCGCTGATTATGCTTTTAGCAGATTCAGTCTCTTCAAATGCTGGCATTTTAGGAACATCAGCATCCAATACTGGCTTTAACGCTTTACTTATAGACTCGGCGTACTTTGGATTTGCCAAGATTTGCTGTGCGATGTATTGCTCCCCAAGAGATCTCTTGCGTTGAGCATTTTTATACTGCTCTTGATAAGCATCATAAGCAGACATTTCTGGAGTTGGCTCCATGCCGAGCACAGTCACAGTGCCCCTAGTAGATGGCTGCGCAGCCTCGGCTGGTGCGTTTACCATGCCTAAGATTTGATTAATTTGCTCTGGAGTGTAAGGCATAAAATGTTTACAGACCGGCGTCCATTACGTCCTGACTGGATGCCTTAATTCCCTTTGTTTTATAGTCCGATCCATATTTGCGGATCATGTAGTCTTGCAGCTTTGTTGCCGCTGATGTTGCGTCAAATCCCATTTCTTGCGGAGCCATTGTTGGAGGCTGCGCAGGCGCTTCTCCGTAACTTGCTTTAAGCCCTTGACCTAAGTTGGAAAAGTCAGGAGCAACTTCCCTCGCGGCCATAGCCCGGTTAAATATTCCAGCCTGTTCCGCTCCAATCTGATCCATCTTGTACTTCTGACCAATGGCAGCACCCAAGTACCCCTTAGCAGATTGATAGAACTGCTGTTTGTCCATCAAGCTTGCCTTTGGATCATTCTCTAAGGTCTGTTGTTGATTTACAAACTCAGCCGGAAGATAATCTTTAAACGAATTAAATGCAGCCGCATCAGCCTTCACCTGCGATTGCATCTTCTTGTAATCACCATACGCTCCAGCAATTGACGACGCCGCACTCGTAATTCCCTGCGCAATGCCCTGCCCCAGCGCCTGCATGCCCTGCCCTTCGATCCGGCCTACGTTAGCATAAGCGTCAGCAATGCCCTGGCCCATCAAGCTCATCGCCTGTGGTGCCGGTGTATTAAAAAGTTCGCGAGGTCTTGCCATAAAATTTGGTTCTAGCTTCTAAACAAAGAGCGCTGCCTTTTTCAAACCGCTGGCAGGCAAGCGGTCTATGCTCATAGATTGTACACGAAACTTCCTGCCCAACAATCCCCGAAAGCGCAATACAGCGAGCTCCAACGCACTTAAGCAGTGGCAGATCGTCGCGGATGTATTCTTTGGGGATGTTAACTGCATCGGATCTATCCTTTCGCAGAATCGGCCAACTGGCCTTGTGGCTGCAACACGCTCCGCACTTTTGGCAGTCCAGTTCGCATGTTGCAGTAGTCAAATCGTGGCTCTTCGTGGAGGACATGCTCATGCAAGTTCTCTACGTCGATCTTTAGCTTTGGGCAATGCACAAATGCAGATTCTCTGCGATCAATGCAGCGAAAACAGGCATGAACGTAGTCGCTGTTCATGTGCTTGTCCGGGCGAGACACAACATCCGAGTCATACCTGTTATGGTCGTACTTGACGTTGTTAGATGTGATATACAGTGAGATGTCTTGGTCAGTCCACTCACGAAGCGGGAACCACATTTCTGTGCCCATTTCCAACAGTTTCATATCCAGCATCAACGGTACAGTGCCAGTAAGCGGATCTTCATCGCTGCTCTTGTGACCACAAAGCAATACATCAAAATCGTTCACGACATTTGCCTTTGGCCTGTTAAGCCATTCCTTGCCACACACCCAAGGTTTGGTTAAGTCTAAAACCTCCGTGCCCCTAGCCACTTTAAGCTGCCCCGTTCCTACTGAGTAAGTCTCACAAACGTCGATGCGGTTTTTACCGTGCATTAAAGAGATTGATGCCGGAACCCAGTCATGGACGGTCAGCTTAAGCTCCTCTTGCACCTCATGGTGGTGCTTGTACTTGTGTGACAAGAACGGCAGCTTGAAGTGAATAACTTCAATTTCAGGCATGATCTTTAATGCAAGATCCAGTAGTACGGTGGAGTCCTTGCCGCCACTCCAAAGTATAGCAGGCCGCTTGGCTCGTTTAAGAGCCTTTTTAATCATGTCTATTGCAGGATTTGTATTCATTACAAAATCATTGCTCCGCCAATCATTCCTGCTGCGCCAAGTCCAGCTCCTCCAAGTGATCCAAACATGCCCTGCCTGCCTGCTGCTCTTGCTGCGTTGGCTTGAGCTTGACCAGCCGCCATCTGCATCTGCGCGTTGTACGCTCCGTAGATCGAGCCCATTCCAGTCTGTGACTCAGGATTAAAGTACTGTGGGCCAGCTTGCTGCTGTGCCATCATCGCGTTCTGTGCGGCCTGACCGCCAAACGAACCGGCGTACATAGGTTGCTGATAGAACGAAGTCAGCGCAGGAGCAGCCTGCTGCTGGAAGTATCCACCCAATCCTGTGCCAAGAGCTACAAGCTGCTGCTCCCGTGCCTGACGTGCGTTGTAGCGGTTCATCACCTCGGCAAGGTTGCTCTGCCCGCCCAGCGACGTTCCCCGAGCTGCATAGCCTGCTCTAGCCTGTTGGTCGAGCATACGTTGCTCTTCTGGCGACAAGGCTGCGCCGTTGGCCTGCAAGCCGCCGAGCTTTTGCTCTGTGTACTTCTGGAGAGCTTGATTGATGCCGCCAACGCCCTGAGCCTGTTGGAAGGCCTGGATATACTCTGGAGCCCGCTCCTGCAAGCCGCGCAACTGCGCTGCCTGCTGGCTTCGCATGTATGCTTCTTCTAGATCAGAGTATTGAGGCTGCAAGCCTTGATACATCTCAATCTGACTGCGAGCTGCCTGACTGGCAATCCTGTCTTGCAGTGCTTGATACTTAGGCTGATAGATTTCCTCACTGGCGTACACCTGCGGAGCCATCTCCACCTGTGCTTGCAGGATAGATCGCATCGACTCCTGGTAATTAGGAGCTGCTGGTGCTGATACAACTTGAGTTTTACCTCCGCCCATATAAAAGTCTTTCTAGTTTTTTAGGAGTGATCTGTGTGGCATGATCATGTCTCCATGCCCAAACTTGCGTGATAGGTGCTTTACGTTGAAAAAACTGTCCAAACATTTCACCAACGGCTTCAGGCTCACTTGCCCAAGCCATGTGGATTGTCCAGATGCCATCCTGCTTGCGCCATTTCCAGTTGAAGTCGCTAACGCCGGGATGTGTGGTTGAGATGCCTGTGATCTTGCCGTCACGCCTAGCCACATAAATACTGTCATGGACGCCGTAGAAACTAAGATAGCCATCAACGTCATCTCTGGATACCTGTCCAAGAAGCTGAATATGGTTGCGGCATTGTTCATAAAGCGTGTCTACAAGTTGTTCCCAGTCTTGGACTGTCATTAGGTTTTGACGATGAACATCAAGGCTACGTTGCGCGGGCGCGTTTCGGCGGTTCCAGTTGAGCCTGTGGTTGCGGCTACCGATGATGGGATAGAGCCTGAGCTATTTCCGCCAGCAAATGGAGTGGTAGCAGAACTTGGAGCAGTATAAGAGTGCGTATGTGGCTGGATAGACTGCGCTTGAGCAGATAAAAGCGCTCGATCAACATCTACTCCACGACCGTTATCCCATCCACGGACAAACTCACCTCGCAAATCGGGAAGGTTAGTCCCAAATAACGTGATAAGATTAGGATAGCCAGCAGTAGACTGTCCGTTGCACTCCAGCCAACCGGACGGAACCGTGGATGCGCCCCACATTACAATTGAACCAGACAGTACAGTAGCTGCCGCTGTGGCGTCCACATACCCCTTACTTGCCGCTGTAGCCGCTGTAGCCGGCGTGCTGTTTACTAGCACCAATGGCCCAGTCATCGTGCCACCAGAGACTGGCAAGAAGCCATCGACGATAGATGAAAATAGCTGCTTAATGCTACCAAGAGTGTACTTAAATAGGTCGCCAGTTCTTTCGACTATAACATAATCATTCTCTTCAGGCGTGCTGGTAGGTTGCGCGGAGATAGCACCGGGAAGTAGTTCCGCATTATCAACATGAGCATTCAAGTTTGCGGCAGTCACTTGATTGGTGCCCACGGTAGGATAATCGACGTAGGTTGTACCTTTTTTGATTTGTTGGCCGGGCATAAGTTACTCCTGAGAGATCATTGGTCTATTCGCTGCTATAGCATAAACAGCAACACTTTTCAAGGCTGGTCTTCCAACTACAAAATTAACTGTGCAAGCTATCGACGTTCCCCGAGCTGCAATACGGGGGCGCAAGGTTCCGTCTGAGGTGCCGCTAAAGCTGTACTCAAGGACAGTCTCGGTAGCATCTGGGTCGTAGGTAGTCGTGTCAATCTTTACAAAGTCGTTGGCGACGTTGTTGAAAGTAAACTCACCTCGGCTAAACCGTTTCTCTGAAGTCCCGCCAAAGGCGTACTCCCTAGTCTTCACAGAAGCAGGAATGTGAACGAAGTTTTGCGTGCTTGGGATTAGCGTAGACTCGGTGATCTGGCTGGACGCCGGGAACAGGTTGAAGGGCAGCACTGGCAGCGCGTTGGACGTGTTGAACTCGTCACCCTCGACCTGCTCCTCTGACAGGAACACGCCACCGTACTGGCCAGCCCCAGCAAAGTTGGTGATGATCATCAATCGGCGTTGATTGATATACGCAGACAAGATCAAGTTATCTGAGAATAAGCCGGTAGGATAATAGTCAATCGACTCCCAGTTCTGGTTAAGCGTATTGTATACAAGGATCTTGTCGTTCCTAGTCGCCGTGCCAGTAGGCATCGCAATGTAGAAGCGGTTGCTATAGTAAGTCGCTACCGAGTTTTGAACGGCATCATAGTTAACGGTGTCGAAGAAGTCCGCAATCGGCTCGCTTAGGGGCAGCGTGTTGCCTAACAGCTTTAGGTCAAGCTGGGGCGTAAGCATGTGTACGCCGTTAGCAGACAGGAAGAACACAAACTGACCAGCCGCCACAATCGAGCGTCTAGCCAAGCAGCCAATCTCAGTCGTTACTACTGTCGTGCTGCTGTTAACCCCAGGAGGCGAGTTGATGTCAAAGTTGTCAGTCTCTACAAAAACAACGTAGATACTGTTAGTCATAAAGACCAAGAACTGGTCTTGCACCCACGGCAGTACCCCTACAATCGAGTCGTTTCCGCCTGTGTTGATAACAAAGTTATTGAGCGTTGTGTCGCACTGCTCGCTCAGGATGTCGCTAACGAGCATCTGGTAATCACCGTACTTGAGGATCAAGCGATTCTGAAAGTACAGGCCAAAGTCAGCGCAGGGCACAGACTGCGTGATTCCCGTCACCGTGCCGCCGTCTACGGTGAACTTCTGCTCTGCGTAAACTAGATCTGCAAGTCCATCTTGCCATACAAGCGGCGGCAATCCCCGTCGAGCTGTCCAGCCCGAATCACTTGGCCGTGCCGCAAATGTCGAACCAGTATTGTTCTCCCACTCAAAAGTAAACGTAGTTGGACTAGTTACAGTAATAACATAACTGCCAGTAACCGCTTGTCCGGGGCCATCGCCGCCATCCGTCAGGCCAACTGTAACTTCATCTCCAGTCGAGTAACCGTGTGCCGTTGCTGTTGTTATAGTGATTATACCAGTATCGTTGTCTGGAATATCTGCATTAGACTCGGTTGCGGTAAACGTCGTCTTGTCGTACTTGCCACGGAAGATAAATATCTTGTTTAAGGCCGTAACAACGTCACAAATGCCACCTTCTTGGATTACACGGTCTGGAGGAAAGTCATAAGGCCCATACAGCACCTCAATATCCTGCCCTTGAGCAGGCTTGTACAGGTATAGCCTGTCCGTGAAGACCATGACGATGTTATCGTGGCCGGCAGCGTCAACGTACAGGCCAGAGCCAACCATCGTTAAACCGATGAGTTCAGTCTCAGTCAACCGCTTGGTACCCTTGCGGGGCTGGGCAATCCCACGCTGAAGTCGAGTATTAAAGCTCGCTTGCAAGATGCCGGGCTGCAAGTTTGCAGGGTCAAGCCTACTGGCAAAACCCAGAAACATGTCGTCACCTTCAGCCTGTGCTTCTTGTGCCATTAGGAAATAAGCTTACTGAGCTTGTCCACAACCCGCTGGAGATCGTCACGCAACTCAATCATGCGCTCCATGTGACCATCATCTTCACCTTCCTCTTCGCCCTCGTGCTCTTCCTCTTCGCCGTAACCGCACTCGGAACAAGTACCGTCGGATTCCATAGGAGACTCACACTCAGGACAGGAGCGGCTCCTGCCACCCATAGGGCCACCGAGGATGGCCAGCATTGCATTCATTGACTTAGGCATAAGATTAGGCGATTAAGGATTGTCCACGCTCCTTGCGAGCACGCAGATCAGCAAGAGAATAAGGAGTATCATACTCAAAATGAGGCGCATCGTATAGCTTCTTGAATTTGCCGCCCCAACGCAGCCTGTGCTTTGTACACAAGGTTGAGACGTGTTTATGCATAAGATCAGCGAGCTTCGCGTCAGCGGGTGTGCTGCCATCCATGTACACTTTACCCTTGAACACGCCACAGTCGATGGCTAGTCCAAAGTTATGCATGGATGATCCTGGCTTGGCATTGGTCACCTTTGGCCCCGGAGCCGTGCGCCCCTTGGCGTACAGCGCCGCTTGTTCTTCAAACGTCCTAGTTCCACAGATGACCTTGTAATCCAGTCCATTTTGAGCAACCAGTTCCTTCGCGTCTACGATGAACGCGATAAAGGCGTCCCTGACTTCAGGTAGCAGCGTCGCTATGAACTTGGCTGACCGTTCGTCAATCATTTGTGTAGCAGCTTGTATATCTTGGCCAGCGTATAAAAGATTGCGGCAATGCCACCTAGAATACGAACTGTTTGCTCGATCTCGCTTAAAGACAAGGCAATTGCGGCTACGTTTATGCCCAAAACAGAGCCAATTTCTTTGAGATCGTCTAGCATTTCGCCGGGGCTTTCCATTGCATTACCTGTGTTGAGATTGTTTGGCGACAGAAGTGGCATCAATCAACTCCAGTTCAAGTTGCTGGTATCGGGAGTCTGAATGCCATTTCTGTGCCACCTCGGCAGTGTACGTCTGACCGGCCTGAAGCTCAAGTATCTCCTTGCTGGGTGGATATAAGTATCTTACTGGAACGTGTGAATTGGTAGCGCAGCCGGTCAGCCAAAGCATCACGGCCATTGGCCCTAGCTTCAAGGATCTGAGTTTCGACATCATCGCAGTACTTGGCTATGTCACGCTCCAGCTCCCATGAGGCCCGTTTAGCCTTGATCTCCAACCACAGGCGCAGGATTTGCAGTAGGTTTTGTATCATTGGATTCCCTGCGGATGACGTTGATTAGCCCGATAAGCGCTAGTCCAGTAGTCAGAATAGCCTCTTGCATCTCTGGGTGCAGTTTAATTCCAACTGCTGTGAGCAGCGCAAACACGCCGCGCCATGTAGATGGTTCTTTGATTCGCTCGAGTATGTATTTCATAATTACTTCTTCTTAGCGGTTTTGGCAGCTTGCTTGAACGCCTTTGCTGTTGGAGCGCCCTTAGTGCCAGGTTTGCGCATCTTCTCTTTGCTGCCAGCGGCGATACGCTCGCGCTTGGCGTGGATGTTGGCGTAGAGTCCTCGTTTCATAAAGTTAACACTTCCAGCGTTTCATGCTTGCCTTAGCCCGTTCTGCCGGGCCTTTAGCTTTGGCAACTACACCAGCCATACGAGCGCAGAAACTCTTCTTGCGGCCAGCGTCAGCCTTAGTCTTTGGACTAGGTGCAGGAGCCTTGAGGTTGCTGCCAGTTGCCTTGTTATACTTTGCGCGCCCCTTGGCTGTTAGCCCTGCGCCCCTCGACGCAGGCAGCTTTTCACCTCGGCCAACGGATAGTGATACGGATTTCTTTGGCATAAGATTAGCGGGCTAGAGCGTACTTGCTGGGTACTTCTGCAAAGGCTGCGAAGATGTAGGTAACACCACTTGCATTTGCATCGCCATTTACATTTCTTGTTTTAAATCCATTTGACGTAAAGTCTGTATTTCCGCCAGTATTTGACAGTTCTACTTGAGCCAAATCTGCCCACATTCTGGCGTCTGATGGATTGAAAGTACTTCTAGAAGAATCTAAGATTTGCCAGTCTCCAGTTCCTCCAATTGCCGCTTTCACCATCACAAACCTCGGCCTAAACCCACAGAACACAAACGGCCCGTCAGCTAGTCCGTTGCCTGTGTAGCTGCCAAACTTGCTGAAGCCTGCGATTTCGGCAAAGCAGTAGGCGACAAAAGTATCTGTAATATTATTTGTGCCACCAGAAGTGCCAAGACTTATAGTCGTAGAACTTGGCGCAGTATTGTTCCATGGTAAAGCAGATGCCGAAACTGCATCTGTTAAATTTAAAGACAAAAAGTTATTTTGCGGCGGCGATCCTGCATTTGCGTGATACACCAACCACGAAGCTCCAGCAGTTGTTCTGCGCTTCACAATCACCATCTTAGGCGCAACACCCAAGCCATGACCAACTGTAGCATTCACGCCCGTCCCAGTGTACGTCACCACACTAAATCCAGCCGTTGTATTTGCGCTGACCTGTGACGTGATCGTACCCTGCGTATTGCTGACTGCTGCGCCACCGGCCTTCCACTGCCAAGCCACATACAAGTTCGCACTAGCATTCACCAGCGTCGTGTCCGTCCCAAGGCTAAAGCCGTCAGCGTTAAGTGCCGTCAAGCTCTGCGCAAGCGTAGTCTCGGCTGTCGTCGTGTTGGATGACAAATACTTCGTGACGCCCCGTGACGAGTCGAACAAAGCATGATTCGTAGCCCCAGGTGTACGTGACTTGATCCACACCAGATCCGGCTGGAACGACACGTTGTTCACCGCATTCGAGATGGACTGTACGACTCCCGTGCCCGTGTAAATCTTCGCAGCCATAAAGTTGGCTCCGTTGACGATTGACGGTGTAGGCAGGTTGTTCGTGTTGAGTGCGCGGAAGCCAGCGGGAGGCGTGTAGGCGAAGGGGCGCTGGCCGAAGTTGGCGTAAATAACCTTTGCGTTAGTTAATGATCCAGCATACGGGAAATATCCACCTCCAGTAAGGCCAGTTGCAATTGACGTATATACTGAACCATCAACAGTGTAATCCAATGCGCCAGTATCTGCATTAAAACGAAGCCCAATTACACTGGTTGTTGGAGTGATAGATGTAGTTGTTGCGGCGGCTTTGTAAACGCCAACAAGCTGCGATGCCGTTGCTGCACTGTAAGCAATTTCCCAGTACCAGCTGCCACTGTCCATAGACATACTGCCAATAATATTTTGAGCAGCAGCAGATGTTGTTTGTAAGTTTCCAGAAGACAGTGTGGCTGTAGTTACTTTATCCAACGGATTCAACGTGCAGTAATTCCCCCTGCCATTCCCGCCGTCACTGTAGTTCACCGGGACGTCGATCATGCTGTCGTACGTCACGCCAGCCGTCAGCGACACGTTGTTCACCGTCCAAGTGTTACCATTCCCCGAGCTATCCGTGCCCAGCGCCGCTACAGACGACGTATTACCAAACTTGAGGTAGAAGCCGTTTGTGCCGTAGCTGCCTGCGTAGGGCTTGGGCGACCACACGCCGGTCGTGGACTCGATCTGGCCGAAGGACGATGGTGTCAGGGCTTGGCCGTCGATGAAATTAATTTCGGTCAGATATCCATCAAAAAAGTTTGTCGTGTTTGCAGCTCCAATTTGATGAGCTATTGCCGTATTAAAAATAGTATTGGCCGTTGTTCCTGTGGCTACGGATGTTTGGTTAACATAAAGCGTTTGAGATGCTCCATTTTGAGCATAAACAATATGATACCAAGCAGATGGATCTCTAAATACAGCCGTTGAAGTAGCAGCAGAAGTCCCGTTAAGCGTAAGGTTTAATTGATCTGAACTGTTAAACGTAAGAAACGTGTTAGTGCTTGCTCCAAACAACCTGTATGTGCCCGTCAATGCTCCTCTTTTTACCCAAGCAGACCAAGTAAAGACGGTTGAGCTTGTTGGCCCAGCAAACGTCCTGTTCAGGTAGGCAGAAGCACTCGATCTAAACCGAAGTGATCTTTGAACAAAGTTTCCGCGCCTGAGACTGCCTAGTAAGGATAACATAGAAGAGAACATAAATTACGTTGTTGCATCGCCACCAACGACCCAGCTATTTGCGGCCACTTTGATTAGCGAAATGACTGCATATTGTCCAGAAGTCTTCGTGCCGTTCTTGCTGTTCACTGTGGTCGTTCCTGGTGTAACCGCCGAAACTGTCACCTGACCCGCAGCAAGCTGCATGACGATTAGCTGCGTGCCCACGGGGAAGTCTACCGTTGCATCCGTTGGGATCGTTAGCGAGATCGCAGCAGCGTTGCTTGCGGTGATCAGCTTGCCTGCGTCAGCTAGAGCGGGCGTGTAGCTTGTGCCAGTCTGCGCATTGATCAGCACCGTAGCCGTAGCAATCGGGTTGCGGTTAAGCAAAGCAAACTGCGTGGACGAAGTGATGTAGAGCTGCTGGTTATCCCACTCAACTGCACCAAGCAGGCGAGTAGTCAACAACGTAGGCGCTGCCGTGCTAAAGCTAATTGGGTTAACTGTGGCGCTATTAAGTGGGAACGTTTGCCTTCCATTAAATGAGTTTGCCGCAAGAACAGCATTACTGTTTCTGGAATACACTGCAAGCATGCTTATTATATCAGTGCCAACATCCAAAAAATTTCCACTTGTTGTGCTAATTGGCCCCTGCATTGCATAGGTAGTTCCAGTTCTTGCTGTGCCATACTGGCTGGTTACTAAAATGCCAGTCTTTACAGTCCCAGAGAACCAGTTTGGACGCACGAATGTCGCCTGAACTCCAACTGCGCCTGGATTTACCACAATCCACGGCCCGTTATCGCGTCCAAAATGTTGGCTTGCTGTTGGCTGCGATGCAAACACCACAATATCGCCAGCAAGTGGGGTGCCTCCGTCAACTGACAACACGCCTGTAGCAGTAACGGTAAACGTGTTTGGCGTGACACCAGTGTCCATCGTTCCAGTCACAACACTCGATTGCGACCATCCACCAGCAAAGTGCAACGAACCAAGGTTGGTCATCGCCGAAATCGCCGTGGTTGCCCCTGTGCCGCCCAGTTCGATGCCGAGCGGTGCTGCTGTAGTCAATGCAGGCTGATAGGCCGCCAATTGGCTCGTAGAAGCGTACCCGGACAGCGCGTCAGTCGTGATGCCACCGAGGTTAGCCAACGCAGATACAGCGTCCGTAGCGCCTGTTCCACCCTGCTCGATAGCTGCTGGAGCTGCACTCGTAAGCGCAGGCTGGTAAGCAGACAATTGGCTTGTCGTAGCAAATCCACTGAGCTGGCCAGTCGTTGCGTACCCTTCCAGTGCGCTTGAGCTTATACCACCAAGGTTGCTCAATGCTGCTACCGCTGTAGTCGCTCCAGTACCACCTTGCTCGATTGCAGCAGGTGCTGCGCTTGTTAGTGCTGGCTGGGCGCCAATGCCAGATGCGCTGATGGCTACGTCACTAGCGGCTGTGATACGCCCGTAAGCGTCAACCGTAAGCGCGGCTACCTGAGTCGAAGAGCCGTAAGACAGCGCAGATACGCCGGTCGTCGTGAGTGACAAGATGCGGCTCGTTGACAGATCGCCGCCACCAGTCAGGCCATTCTCGGTTAGGACGCTGACTTCAGACATTGCCAGCTTACTGAGCGAGATTGCAGCGTTAGTAGCCACATCAACATTTACCAACAGTGAAGCAGGTGACTGGAATACGCCGTTAACAACCTTTACTAGGCCGCTGCCACCAACAGATGGGATCGTGGTGTGAACGTGCGAAGGCTGTGTTGCTCCAAAGTTAAACGTGATCGTCTTGTTGTTCTGTGTGGCTTTCCCTAAGAACTGAATGTACAAACGATCATTGAGCGCCACAGTAGTCTGCGGCAATACCACCGAAGCGATGTACTGAGCAGTTACGGTTGGATCGTAGATCGAGATGTCGTCTGATGTGGCAAGCAGCGTAGCGGTTGTTCCGTCGTACTTAAACACCTTAAGCTGGACGATTGTCTCATTTGTCGTAGTTCCAGTTGATGACGCCCAGAAGTTGAAGTCAAACAGCCCGGCTGGAATGGCTGTGATATTCGGATCAAGAACGTCAGTGACAAAGTGGACTACTAGGTCATATCCAGTTGTAGACAAATCACCAGATGTATAGCTTGTGCCAGTTGTGTCGGCTGTGCGGCCAAGTTCTTTAACAATAGTTGGCGTTGTTGGAAGCCCGGTTGTTGGGGCGTCCGCTGCCGTATTGTAGTTGAAGAAGAACATCTGTCCTCCACCACCAGATCCGCCACTAGGGATTTCCCCAGGAACCCATGCAGTTCCATTCCATTGAAGCACCTGTCCATTGCTTGGAGCAGCAGACGATACCGCTTGACCTTGGATCTTAGCCACCGTTGGATCAGGGTAGTTCCCCGACAAGTCTCCACCGGCTGCCGCCGTTGCGCTTAGTGCTCCAAGAGCCGTTAGAGCCGCTGCTGCGCTGGTTGATCCCGTGCCGCCGTGCGTGATAGCGATGATGTCGCTTGTAGCTACAGCACCGATTGAACCTGGCGTGATAGCAGCGATCTGAGCGGAGGCCAAAGCTTCTACTTGAGCACTGTTAGTGAATGCTGCCAACTGAGACGTAAAGGCGATGCCTTGGATGTCCGTAGTCGTAGCATAGCCAGACAACTGATCGGTTGTCGCGAAGGCTGACAACTGCGAGGTGAATGCGATGCCCTGAATCTGAGCGGTCGTAGCAAACCCGGAAGCAGCGTCCGTGGACAATGCGCCGATACCAGCAGGTGTGATCGCTGCGTTTGAAGCAGATGTAATCTGACCGAATTGATTAACGTCCAAAACCGCAACCTGAGTCGCTGACCCATAAGTCAACGCTGCAACTCCAGTCGTTTCCAGCGCAATAACTCCATCGCTAGTGATCGGGCCGCCAGTAAGGCCAGCGCCAGTGCCAACAGACGTTACAGACCCGCTAGGTGGCGAAGCTGGAGTCCATTCTGTTCCAATCCACTGAAGGATTGCACCACCAAACGGTGTATTTGTAGAGATGTCATACCCACGCAGTTTAACTACGCTAGGATCTGGGTATATTCCAGACAAGTCCCCTCCAGCAGCTTGATTAAGCGGCATGCCACCAAGAGCCGTAAGCGCAGCAGTTGATGTAACTTCTCCAGTGCCACCTTGGCTGATCTGGATAACGTCGCTAGTTGCAACTGCGCCGATTGATGCTGGCGTAATTAACGAGATCTGCGCATCGGATATTGCTTCTACCTGTGCGCTGGTAGTGAAGCCAGAAATCTGGTCAGTGGTAGCAAACCCAGCCAACTGCGAAGTGAACGCAATACCTTGAATGTCGGTCGTCGTTGCATACCCAGAAAGCTGTGCAGTGCTAAACGATCCAACGGCAGTGGTTTGAATAGATCCGTCATTAAACTTGATCCCACCAGCATCCACCGCCAAAGCAGTTACTGCATCTGGAGTCACGCCGATCCCTACTCGCCCGGCAGAGGAAATCACAAATGGAGTTGCATCCGGGCTGGTTTCATCTTCAACACGGAATGCTTCACCTACGCCAGTCTGCGTGATAGCAACGGCTGGAGCCGTAGATGCGGCAGCAAACGTGGCAGCGCGGCCTGTGCTTGTGTTGCTGACAATAAGGCCAGTTGCCGCAGTAGCAGAGCCAATGGTTTGCTGTTGGTTAAACGTGTTTTGCTGAGAAAGCCCAGCGAGCGTAACCGCCGCGCCCGTGGATGGCGAAAACGTCAACTTGCTTTGGTTGCTAATCCAAACATCTCCAGCAATGGAAGACGTTGGAGCTGCAACTCCAGCAAGAGCACCCCCAATGTTAGCCTTAGCCTGTGCTGTAGTTGCCGCCATGATAAGGCGACCTTCCATCGTGGATCCAGCCTTCTGCACGTAAGCAGACAACTGAGCTGAGTCAAATGCTGGCACTTGAGCTGAAGTAATCCCGCCAAGAGCTGCAAGGGCGCTCACTGCGTCTGTTGCTCCAGTTCCACCGTTGGAAATTGCAATAACGTCGCTAGTTGCAAACGCTCCGATAGACGCCGGAGTGATAGCAGCAATTTGCGCTGAAGCAATTGACTCAACCTGTGAAGTCGTGGCAAATGCTGAGATCTGGTCAGTCGTCGCTAGCCCCGCAACGATCAAGCTCTTCGCAGCAGTCTTAGTGTCACCTCCTTGGTTTAAAACAACAATGTCGTTGTCATTGACGACACTGGCTACTGGAAGTTGTGAGATTTTGATGTCAGCCATAATTAGTAAGCAAAGTTTTGCAGCGAAGATCCGTACCAGTTAACTCCATCAGAGATGAACGGAAAGATATCAAGCACACCGTTAAGCTCGGTGACAACAGGGGCGCCACCATTAGGCCACTTTACGCCGGTGAACACGGCAGATCCAACTGCTCCAGATGCAGGCTGCTTGAGATACAACGTAAACGCCTTACCTGCCGCTGCTGATGGCATCGTAAAGGTCGTTGCTGTGCCGCTTGTTAGTGTGGCAGTAATCACAGTACTGCTCGCAATGCTAAGGGTCGCAGATGCCCCTACAACGCCGACATCGGAGTTTCCTTCAATGTAGCCGTTGATGGTAGGAGTTGAAATCGTGGGCGTCGCAATCGTAGGCCCACTTGCAAAGACAGCCGCACCACTCCCAGTCTCATCCGTAAGCGCAGCAGCCAAGTTCGCGCTTGATGGTGTAGCCAAGAACGTCGATACGTTTGATCCGAGTGAAGAAAGCGACAAAGCTCCGATAGCGGCAGGCGTGATGGCGACAGAAGCAGCGGAGGTAATGCGCCCCTTGGCGTCTACCGTGAACTGGCCAACTTGAGCAGCTCCACCGTAAGTCAGAGCAACAACGCCAGTCGTCGTAAGCGCAGGCCCGGGATACTCGGCAGTCAAGTCACCACTTGCTGGCCCTTTTGGATTGCGAGGATCGCTCAAGCGAACATCGTTACCTTCGCAAGTTGTGCCAGCGGCAGTGCCAAATGTTGGGCGAATTAATACTGCGGTTGCTTTCTTGGTAGTACCATTCTGGACAATCGGAACAAGATCCTCATTGTTTACAGCAACGGCTGCTGGGAGGTTAGAGATTTTAATGCTCATGGATTATCCAATGTTTATACGATCGCTAGCTTCAGTATTAAGAAAATCACCAACTTCTGTCAATATTCTATCAGTTAACGGTGCTGCTATCGCAGTCTTTTTGTACAGGAACGTGTTCGCGTTGCCCTTCACTTGGACACGCGCAAAGTTTTTATTGAACTCCAAAGACACATTTGGATTCCGTTTCCTTAGAAATCTCGTAATCATCTTAGTAGGTGTAGGCCATGTTCAGGCGTTGATTCTGCGCCTGCTGGCGGATAAGAACGTCAATCTGCTGCTGAATCGCAGACTCAGCCAACTGCTCAAGCACGACAGCTTCTTCAGCGCGACCTTCAGACTTGAGGAAATCAGACGAAACAGAGTTTGCCAAGTAATCCCTAAACCGTGCAGGAATCTCAATTTGTTGCCAGATATCTGTGGTCTGGTTAACCGGCGTTACCCCGGAAGTTACGTTGGTCGTCGCAAAGAAGAAGTTGCCATTGCTGGCTTTAGTCTTGTCGTTAATGCTATAGCTGCCGGTATTCTGGCCAAGGTCAAAGTAGATTTGTGACCCCGCGGAGTACACCGATGTGTTGTCGTACTTAACACCAAACATGCGCGGCGGCGTAAGCCGGTACTGCACAAACTGCTTTGACGTGTTGAAGGTGCGCAAGTAGTTAACGTCGTCACCAAAGTCTTGCGGCGTCTGATCGGCAAAGTCTTCGGCAATGAACGGCAGCGGGATAGCCTTGGTCGTCTGCCGTGGGTCGTTTGTGTATATTGCCAAGCCTTGCAGTGAGCCCTGCGGAATCTGGATCAACAACTGCTGGTTGTCCATGAACAACACCTTAGTCGTCAACGGCGAATTCGGGCCGTTATAGGTGAAATAGTTTGTGTTGGTGAACTCAACCTCAATCACGACATTTGTGATGTATTCACCGAGGCTATCAGTGGCTGTTGAGTAAGTGAAGTTGTACTGGTTCTCCCCAACTGAAGTAAGTGGGCCGTCATCCACGGAGCCGTAGAACGGGTTTAAGAACTTCACATACGACTCGCCAACTGTGCCCAGTTTGAACCTGTCATGCAAAAAGTCTTGCAGGTAGATCCGCTTGAAGTTTGTGTCAAAGTTAATTCGAGTCGTGTTCGTGTTAAGCTCGTTCTCGGTAAAGAAGTCTTGGTCGTCTTCAGTAGAAAGCGGCACATTACTTTCCGTTGCAAGGATGTTTAGCCCAGACTCAATCGATGACACCGGCATCCCAGGCCAAGTGTACATATATCTTTGCACATCCGGCCACTCCTCACGATCCCACACAACGGACAACCTGCGACTCGTAAAGTCGCGTATTGCGCCGAAAGACTTATCGTTTAGCGTAGCGCGATCCAGACCAACAAGTTGGCAGACAGAAGCAAGAATGTCGCTAAACGGAACGGTCTTCATTGATAAACGGTACGGGAACGAACATTGGTTGGTGTCCAGCCAACGTGGATTTCTTTAGTCCCTCCACTATTGACTCGACACTCGGGATTGTCACGCAAAAACTCATCCATGAACGCTTTATCGTTCCAGCACTCGTATCCGAGCTTTTGTCCCCAAAAGTGATACGCAGTAGGAGGAATCCTTGCGGTAAGCTGACCCAATCCTTCTATTGACCTGTGCTTCTGCTTATTGATCTTTTCGTTTTGCTTGGCCTGAACCTGCGCTTCAATACGGTTCTTCTGCCAGCCTTTACGCAATTCTTGCTCAAGCTGCGGCACTAGGTCAGTAGGGATTGTAATCATAGTAAAATTGTCCCCGTCTCTCCGAGGTGTCACGCCACTAAGAGGTGCGTTCCCCACAACGCTTCATGTCGCGTTGCCGACGAGGCTGTCTCTCCAGCTAGTCACACCACTAGGTAGGTGTCACCGATCAACAACTACTAGGAGGAGTAGTCGAATTTCCCGAGGCCGAGCGGGTTGCCGACAACCAAGCCAGCAACTGCTTCGATCAAGCGAGCAGGGCCACCACCGTAATCTGGCAGTGCAGTGACGTTAGCGACGTTTCCGCCGTAGCGAACCTCGATGAGGTTCATGTCAAGCACAAGACCTTTATAAGGAGTTGGCGTCCAGGTCGTGCCGGACACAGTTCCGATGAACGTGGAAGGATGCAGACGCACCGTTCCGAAGTCACCTTGGAACACGTCCAAGCTCTGGATGAAGGTGTCAGCCGCAGCGTCACGCTGGAAGGTCTGCACCTTGGTAGCACCAGCAGCAAGCGTATTGCTGGAGTTGCTGACCGTGGTCAGAGCCGTCGTGCCAAGCAGGCCGGTGAAAGCACGCTTCAGGTCAGTTCCGACGATGGCGTCGAAGCTGGTATAGTGACCAGTCTGGTCGAAGATCGACTTCAAAAGTCCCTGCACACCTGCGTCCGTCAACCCGCTAGATGCACCAGTGAGGATCGAGGTCGAAGGAGTACGGAAGATCGAAGGGATGTCTCCGGGAGTTGGCGTTCCAGTACCAGCGGTGCTGATCCAGGTCTGCACACCAGCGGTGCGGTAGGCCTGAGTCGTGCCGTTGTCCTGCTGCGAGAGCTGGTTCGACGTGAAGGTCGCTTCCATGTCACGCTTGATGCCAGTGATGCCCTTGCTGACGTTGTCAGCCAGTTCGTCACGCACACCTGCGACATCAGCGATGTCCTGAGTGAGGCGGGACACGCGCACTGCACGGCGGAACACCTGTGCGTAGTTAGCGAGTTCAGCGCGGTAGCCAACGACGTAGTTGTCGTAGCTGGAAACGTCCGTGCCGTCCACCACACCACCTACCTGAGGGGTAGGAAGCGAGTCAGACTGCCAGCGGAAGTACATATTTCCGGGCTTGCTGCCTTTGCGAGCCATCGACGTAAAAGGAGTGTCCTTTGCGTCAACGAGCGCAATCATGTCCATCAAGTCTTCGCGTAGACCGCGACCGCTAAGTTGGGGTTCAGTAAGAATAGCCATAAATAAGAGTAAAACTAAGTTTGATTGTTAAGGACTTACACAAGTCCCATTGCTTTAATCACGTCAGTCATCCCATCTCTTGAATTGTTCCGAATGAACGATTGCTTGGCTTTCTGAAGGTCCGTCTGGGTCGTCCTTGCCGGTGCCGCTTTAATAGACGGCTGTGCAGGGGCGCGTTTAATGGGTGCAACCGGCTTCTTCTGTGCCTTCTTCTCGCCATAGGCTTTGATGCCCATAACAAGTAGTCCAGCAACATGCTTCCAGTCTGCCCTGCGCTTCTTTAGCTCCGGGAACTCACGCAGAATCTGTTGAGCAGTTTGGTACTCCTCAGTCTCTGGCTTGCTCCACCAAGGAAAGTCTTTTACTACTTCACCCTCGACGTACGTCTGCTGTTGCAGGTACTCTTCGCGGGCGGGTAGCTCGATTTCCTTGCGCCGAATCGCCAATCGTTTCATGCTGCGAACTTCCTGATCAGTTAAATCCTTCTCAGTTCCATCCGGCAGGGTAATTACTCCTCCGTCTGGGTTCTCTTCGCACCACAAAATGACATCCAACGCTCTCTGGCGCTCTTCCTTCACCTGTTCGATGGTGGACAAGCGTTCGACTGCATCGGATACGTCCACCTGCTTTGCCGGGGCCGAAGACTTTGCAGTCTCTAGTTCCCTTTGCAGTTCAGATAAACGCGACTTTTGCGCTTCCAATTCAGCTTGAGCGGCCTTCTTCGCAGCAACTAATTTGTTGATACGCTTCTGTACGCCCTTGCTTAACGAACTTTCTTCAGCTTCAGCTTCTTCAATGGGCTGATCGGCTTCTTCTGCAGCTTCCACTTCCGAGTCCACAATTGGCTCCTCAGTGTCAACTTCAGGTTCAGCCTGCTCCTCTTTGGCGGGAGTCGCCTCCTTCTCGTCAAGGAAACCAGATTTAAGCAAGTCACTGAGACTTTGCTGATCCAGCAAACCGAGTTTCTGTGCAACGGGTGTCGTTCCTGCCTCCTGACTCCCGGCGTCAGGCTGTGATTGTGCTTCGTTCATGCTAATAGGTAGCAAGTCCTTATTTAATCAAACCAGTAACGCTGGTTAGCCCGCTAGTGGCGTTATGCCAAATCTTCGTTATTAGTCAAGCCATTTAATTCTCTTGCTTGCCTTCTTAATTCAATAAGTGTGCTCAAAGTAAGATTAATCCCATCAGCTTGCCCCGCTGAATGTATTCTATCTTCTCCTTTGCAGTCTTTACTTATAGCCATCATCCAGTGCTGCTCCTGCAACTGCTCGATAACTTTAAGCACTTCGCTCCAAGTATTGTTTTTTCCTGAAAAGCCAAAGGCGTCCTTTTGATTTTCCGTCATTGTTGAGATACTGGAGTTACGCCAATCCGGCCAATCTGCGCGTTTTGCTGTTGCATAACTGACATTTGCAGGCTCTTAACGTAGTTCTCAAACAGAGCCTTGAAGTTCTCATCCTGCTGCAACGCAGCCTGCGCTTTCGGGTTAGACTGCAACACCTGCTGCGCGTATTGCAGTTTAGTCTGTGCAGCTGGGTCGTTCTCTTGGTACAACGCCTCGTTGCCAAGGAGCATCATGCCGATGTCACTCTGCACGTCCTTGAACATTTGCACGCTAGCCTGCTGTTGGTTGACGATAAGCTCGCTTGCCATTTCGGGCGCGATAGCTTGGATCATCATCTCAGTGAGGCGCGTCCTGTTAAGCACGCCACCCGTGTCGAGCTGCGCAACCTTGGTAAGGAAGTCAATCTTCTGCGCGATGTACTCCTTATCCATGTCCATCACGTCAAAGCGGACGTTAAGGTCGAACTCGTTGTGTATCTCGGACAAACTCTGCGGCAACTGTCCGCCGGTGACACGCAGGATCTCTTCCGGGCTCATGTACTGACAGCACAGCGCAAACATCTGCCGGTAGATGTTACGCCAGCTTAAGAGCCAGCTATTGACGAGCAACTGCTGCAACATCTGCGTCTTGGCTGGCGGCACAAACGCATTAAGCGTGCCGAAGTACGCAGCGTGATTGGCTTCCACACGCTCAATGAGCTTAAACGCCACCGTGGGTTCACGCGCTGGCGGCTCCATGAAGCTGTAGTCCGTTGGGCTTACGACAGGCAACTGTACTCCTGGCCCCACCTTGTTGATGGCACCAATTCGTTTGACGACTTTGATGGGAGGTAGAGTCGAGAAGGCAGTATGATCCCGGATCGAATCGTGCTGGGCCTTGACCTCGTCTTGATCTGTGCTCGCAAGTTCGGGTATACCACGA